CTCGCTATGGAATTGAAAAGATTTCTTAGCCTTAGAGACTAGTAACTCAACCTCATCTAGAGGTTTTGTGTCAGTCTGACTAGAGTAGATTGGAATCTTCACATCCGTATTTACGGAATAGAGGTTCTTACCCATTATGTCAAGGTCGTTACTATCGCCAAAGATTGATGGTAAACCATTATCTTTGTATTCTTGCAAACGCTCCTGGTCGGAGTGTCCTGCTTCTCGTAGCGCATTACCTAGGAGATTTACAAACCTAGGGTTTGCCAGGTACCTTTTAAGTACCTTCGTACGGGTAGAGCTCTCATAAGAGAGCTCTTTTTCCTTGAAGAGGAGATCCTCTAAGCCAGACATACGCTCTAAGAGCGGTATGCCTAGTGGATTAACACCCGCGCCCCCCAGTGAAACTGGAAGAGACGCAATTTTGAGGACAATTCGACGTGACTCAGGGTTTAATCGTGCGTATTTCAGCACTCCTGTTCCCCATGTCTTGATCTGACCAAAAAGATTGCTCTTAGTGATCGGCTTCCATTTTGGTATCGTTAAGACGTGCTTCCTCGTAATGAGGTGAGCATTGATTTCCGTCATGGTCGAAGACTTCAGAGTCTTAAACTCTGATATGTCGACACCTAACTGCTTTAGCATTGACTTGTACTTTGAAGCCAATGTATCATCGAGTATGACAACGTCATCTCCATGTACAAAGAACTCCTCGGCGTATTTACAACCGTTAAGGAGGTAAAGTAGTATACCATGCGTTAGCGTGAATGTCGCAAAGCTCGGAAAAGCCCCTAGGGGCTGACCCTGAACCCAGCGTATTTCAGATCCATCTGGCATCACTGCAGGTAGATGAAGTACAAAATCGTACAAATCTACAAGCTCGTCCCACTTCTCTCCTTGAGCTAGGAACGTAAGAACCTGCTTTTGGATAGACCAAGGGAAGCGATCAGTTGCCGAACTGAGATCAAAGGCGTAAGCCGTACGATTCTCAGTAAGCGCTCGTTGAATTGGAGAGAAACATTTCCTTTCATCGAAGGTAATATCCCACGGTAATTGTGCAACTAAGTCATAGACCCTCTTACCTAACGGTTTGAGACAATGGTCTAGAGCTTTGTTGAAATCGCATACCCACCGACTTTTTAGCCCAGGGTTAGGAATACGAAAAACCTTTCCCATATAGGCAGGAGTTCGTGCAAAACGATATCCACGAAAACCGAGAACATTCATGAGTGGTGTAAACACCGAAGGACGCTGAATCAACTTCGTCCCTATATCAGTACGGAACAGTCTTTCGACTGAATCCATAAACTCAGCCTCTTGATGAGGCTTCTGATAACCTGTTTGTTCGTAAGGTCCGGAATAGAGCACATCATCATGGCGAAGCCCAAAAAACTTTACCATGTGAACAGTTGCTCTGGCCATGCCCTCTAGTATCAGTTCTGATACTTCGGGGCCGGGAGTTTCGACACCAAGTCTAAACTTTTGTACATCTGCTAGAGAAGTTTCCTTCTCTGACAGCGCAGTGTACATGTTGCAGAAGGTTAGAACCTTCTTCAACATGTGATCACTCTGACAAGCAAGCTGTTGAAGCTTGCCGTACTGGCCAGCCAAGAGAAAGCGGTTACGCTTCCTGATCCAAAGACCTTTCGGGATCTCTGCACCGCTTGAGACATAGTTGAGGATCACTTGCTTTATGATCTTCATCCTGTCTACCGCATACTGCGGCCCACTACACTTAACCCAACGACAAAAGTCGTCAAGTATTGGTTGAGTGATAGAGGTCTCTAAATTTAATAGATCTGATCTTTTCTGTAGGAGTAAAGGTAATGTTCTTTCATTGGTTACAAAAGTAGCCATGTAAGTCCTCCTTTCGGATGTGCTTATAAACACACCCCTAAACGTCCTATTTAGAAGATGTAGAGCTGTTATGCTTTAGATTCGCAATCCGTTCTTCATATCGAGCAGCAGTATTAAGTAATTTACCTGCTGCCTCGGCATCTAACTTGCCTTCGGCAAGAAGAACTGAGACTGTCGTAGCTAAATCATGGTTAGTATTATCTAACATGAGGATGCTCCTTTCTCCCCCTTGTCACGAGCTTGCGCGCGCGGAATTAGAAGAGTCTCC